ATAGACGCAAAAATGAGCGTCTGAAGTGGAAAGCAGAAACCGTTACCCATGCTAGCGATCTTTTCGTACTTTTTAGGTACGGATTGACCGTCAACATAGCTATGGCTACGACTCGTCATCAACAGGTCCCCCCATAAAGGAGGAAGCAAGTCTAAGACGGGCAAAATAGCCATCGTATCTGACGCCGATGACAAATCGATCGTGCAGTACGGGTCCTTAACTCCGGGAACAGAACCCAGGTAAGCCAAACGCTGATTAGGCGCTTGGTCTCTGAGATCTAAACCGACTCTAAGAAGACACTTTCGCATCTCCTCATCGATTCCCTTTTGGAGAAAGGAGTTCAGTAAAGGTTCCACCGCAATGCTTCTATAAGTCATTGCAGTCTTCGGGACGAAACTTATCTTGTTATGGCTTACCCATTGGACCTTCTTGAGTGCCTCACACGCGGCTTCACGCCGCACTTGGTTCTCGAGCTGCTCCTCATAGTCGTCGACATCGTCGACCCATTCTTCTGGGCCCACAAAGTCCTCACCGGTTGTAAAGCCGGCACCTTCCGTGAGAATAGACTCGACAAACTGTGCATTGCTGCACAGCGCACCGATCGCATGGTTCCTCGCCGCAGGTCCACAGGTCCAACTGTCGCTCATTAACTTCCGAGCTAAGTTGGTAGCATTCCCGTGGATACCTATCGCGGCGCCCGACGTAAAGTCACAACTCTGATAGATACTCGCCATGTTGGGCACGTCCCGAAGGACGTACTTAATAAAGCGCTTCATTTGGTCAATTACGACCGCATGTCTATCTCTTCCAGTGCTTTTAATGGCACGAAAGCGTTCGTTCACCCTCTTGCAACGATGTTCTGCTGCAAGAAACTTGCTCCGAGCAACAGCCTCAGGCGTATAGCCTGTGATTGTCTCGGGGAGCGGGTATTTACGAACCAGAGCTGCGAACTGATGCATCCGATAGTGCTCCATCGGCTCCTCATACTGCTGTGAGGAAATAGCATCAGCCCAGTCCATCAATGCTCGCCAGTCGTCATTCTCTATCATAGATAGAGCGACTTCCTTAAAGCTTTGATCATAAGGGTTAGTCTTTAGGGCCAATTCCAGAATCTCTCGCCACAAGCGAGTCGGTTCCGGTAAGGTCGCTTGGCGCATAGCCTTGCGAATCCTTGTGAGGTGGAACATATCGTTCTCCTTCAGATTGAATTGTGAACTCGGGTATACCGATGTCACGGCGGATAGCAAGTAACAGTACCAAAAGTACCATTACGAGCACAACCGTGGATCTCATGACACGATACGCCAGTTAGGAGTTCAAATCGTGTGACTTCACGAGATCTTTGGTCCACTGCTGGGCAAGCCCTGCAGCGATATCCGCGATCAACGCATCGACATCCGCCGAAGCCATCCCTACCGGGATGCTGAAGTTGCAATCAACCGTGGCCAAGCCAGTCGGTGTGAGGGCAGAAGTCAGGGTAGCCGTCCGGCTCAGTTTCACTCGAGCGCGGGCCATTCCACTGAAGTCCTTGGTCGGCTTTGCAGCCGTCCGATACAGATCGAACTTGTCCGAGACCGAAACGGTCTGGGCAGGTCCGAAGTACGGAAGGGAATTCGGCGAAGAGGCCACGTCGGCGTTATAAGCCTTGGTGTTAACGGTGATAGTCATGGAGAATACTCCTAGATTTTACTACGGTTAGCTGCCAAAAACGCTGATTAAGGCGAAAATGACAGAGAGAAAGCTGTCAAGCAGATAGAACATCTGTTCAGACAGCAGCTGGTCTGGGTTTTGCACCCAATCCCAGAAGTCATTATACATCGTTGCACCTTTCAAAATGGGTCATAAGTCCATTATCAGGTGCGCGAATGCGGGGTATGACCTCGCAGGATCTGCGCCGCAATGAGGGCCATATCGGCCACCTTAAATGGGTCGCTGAACGTGGATAGGGCGTTAGCCTTCACCACGATTGACGGAATACCAATCGTAGGAATACGGTGAACCGTACTCTGGAAGATTGAGTCCGTGCCCGAGCCTTGGGAGTAGGTTGTCCAATTCGAGAACTTCCAGTTGCTTCGCGTTACGCTTAGCGTCTGGTTGATCCGAATCAGAGTCCATCCCGCGAGCTGGGAAGCTCCAGGTACTGGTGATATCGCAGCAATATATTGCCCGATATTTAGGAACCAGTCGCTAACAAACGATAAAGGCGTTAACTCCCATAAAGCACTTGGGAGCTGCGCCATGTTCATACCCCAGTGACTTTGAGCGCTCTGCTCGGCTGTGAAGCCGTACAGAACACCCGCATTCACCTGGATGTGACGTTCGTATATATAGTTAGCGTCGTACGATATAGAAGAAGACTCTACGGTCTTTTCATTCTGGGTCCAGGTATCTTTAAAATCCTGGCGCCCGGTCGCACGAAACGTTTGCCTTTCGACAGAACGCCTTTTGCTTTCATAAGCATCCAGTGCGCTCTCGATGTCATATACCAGAGGCCGCAACGCATACCTGAACTCCAAATAAATGGAGCCCAGTTCGCGCGCAGCTTTACGGTAGTCCGACGAGGAATTGGCGACCAGGACAAGTCCTGATTTCCTTTCCCTCCAGCTTACGCCATCGAAAACAAGGTCAGAGCGTATATTGCGCTTCTTATAGACCTGACGCATGCGACCGTCAAGAGTCCGAGCCAACTTCAGCCCCGCTTTAAACGGGTTCCGAAGATATTTCAGAGTCTCTCGCAGTTCGCCGATCGCCACAAGACCTTCATAGTTGGGTCTTTCGACTTTCGACAATGCACGCGTCCGCGTTTCCGCAATCAGGGAGCTGTAATCGGGCAAAACCCGATCTTTCAGCTTATACAAGTGAGGGAAATCCCCCCACGGGCCCAACAACGGACCATTGTACGTAGTACCACCTGTGGTAGTACGAAACCATGGTCCTACAGTGCTAACATTTTTGATGATCTTAGCTTTGTAGAAAGGGTTGTTGATTATCTGGCCCTGAGCCCTGAGTTTTGCGAAGTTCTTCGTCACAACATCCGTACACCATTCCTTGGTCCCCTCATATTCATTCAGGGTTGTCCAAACAATGGCAGGCGGTGCGGCAGAGGAATTCCACCAGTGGCTCGCGTGGGACATGTTGCTAAACACGCCCCGTTCACGAGTTCGTGACGACATAACTAAACGCTCCTGGTTGCAGAGGTAGTGGTGACACGGTGTCACCTTAAACTAACCGAGGCTTTATAAGCCCCACAAAGC